TTATGATACCGATGTGATGCGATCAAAAATTTCTACAGTTTCATCTTTCATAGCGTCTGTATCATGGACATATCGGTTGATAGTGGTCTGTACATCAGCATGTCCCAAACGTTCCTGAACATCCTTGATAGGTGCACCAGCCTGAATCAGCATGGTGGCGTGGGTGTGCCGCAAAGAATGATAATTGAATTCAATGTGAAGCTCGTGGCGCACCACACGACAAACGAATTTGAATGAATCCGTTGAAATCATGGAACCATCCGAACGCACACAAACGAGATCGGCGCGTTTTAGGTCAACAGGAACATCATGCGGGACACCAAACAGACGGAAGATAGTATTTCCTTTTTCATCCGTTTCCGGTTTCAGGTAATAATCTGTGAAATGGGATCCCAACTGTAAACGGTTCATCTGTTTTGCGCGATATGCCCGTTTCAAAATCTTCTGTAAGGTCGTACCATACCGTATAACTCGGTTCGATGATTCAGTCTTTGGGGTTTGGAAATACCATTCAGATTTATCCATCCTCTCCCGGCCTTTATCCAGTGAATCACGCACATCACCGAAATTCCGCTTTACAATCTGCCGGTCAATCGTGATTGTCTGCTTTTCAAAATCTATATGATCCCACGTCAACCCGAAGCACTCCGATATTCGGACGCCGGTATAATAGCCTATCATAATAGGCACATAAAACGGCGATGATTCCGGGAAGCGTTCAAGAATCTGTTTCATATCGGATTCAGGAATAAAATGATGTATTTCCTGTCTTCCCTCACCCTGTTCATACTTTGGGAACTTAATCCTGTCAACCGGATTGTATTGTATATAGTTCAGCGGTTCAATGGCATAGTTCAACGCTGATGAAAGTGTCAGGATAATATTTTTTAATGTGGATCGTGCGAGACCCTGCTTCTTCAGATCATTTGCGTATTCCTGGATCGGCGCGGCGGTGAGTGTTCTCAGTTTGTACGTACCGAAACGTGGCTTCAGGTGGTATTCTATTATCTGTATATAATCGGTCTGCGTGTTATACTTGCAATGCATTTTCACATACTGTTCAAACCATAGATCAAGGAAGTCGGCAACTGTGATTTCGGACGGTGTGAAGATCGTACCGGCGTTATTGTACTGATTCAGAGCTTCGGCAAGTGCCGCTTCCGCTTCCTTCTTGGTAGAAAATCCACCCTTTTCTTTCTTCTGTCGTTTGCCGCCAACAGTTCCCATGTCAAAATAGTATGACCACGTTTTCCCGCGCTTGCGCGTTCCGCCTTTCATAATGCTATACTTCCTTTCTGCGTTGATTAGAAAGGCCGAACAGGATATAATCTTATTGTTCAGCCTTTCATGGTTGGTGTGATCGGTTGTTCATTCTTTCACCGCCTGGTGTTGCCGCACTGGGCGGTGCTTTGCATTTGAACCAATAGAAACCATTTCGGCGAATTCACCGAGATGGGTTCCTATTTTATTCTCGCTCGGTATTGCCGCACCGGGCGGTTTTTAATTGTGAATACTATGCAAATGAAAGAGCTGGCAGCAGAAGCTACCAGCTCACTCGATGAAAGCAAACGGATGGGCGGCGTATCCATCATCTCAGGTACCCATAAGGGTGCGTCGGGAGCCATTTCCGACCTCGATTGTTTTTGGTAGCTTTGTTAAGCTAGATCAGATGGACTTTACGACGCTTTTCAGCGATTCAAAAAGAGCTTTTGCTCCATCTTGGTTAATAATGATGGACGCCAACTCATGCTCTGTTGTTATGATGTGTTCTGTGTCGTCATCTGCAAAGTCGGGTTCATTCTGATAAAACCTCAAGACGACACTTCCGTCTTCTTTACTGGTAAGGCATTTAAAAGAATTGGAAAACTGAAGCATATTGTCACTCCTCCTTTAGTTGCGGCTCGAAATGCGATATTGTCTTAAACTTTTGGCTAAATTTTTTATGCGATACAGAAAAATTAATGCCGTAATAAATGGTTGCTTTTTTCCGATGGGGGATATCTTCCATAGAAAAGCTGATATCTTTATCTAACGCACTTGCGATAGCAGCAATTTTTTGAATCGTGAAGTTGTAGTCTCCGCGCTCCCAAAGAGAAACCTGAGACTGTTTAACACCAAGCAGTTTTGCAAAGTCTTTTTGGCTTAAGCCACGTTTAATGCGCTCAGATGTAATAGCGGATGAAATCAGTGCCATCAGGTGCGCAGAAATCAAATCTGATTTTGACATGCCTTCGGGAACAATGTTTGTAAGACTGTTTGAACTGATTTTTGAAGAATCAATCATAAAAAGTACCTTCTTTCAATAATTCAGTTAATCGACTCCGTAGAACAGGAATATAGGTTGTGTAATCAGTTTGCCGTTTTCCGGATCGCTCAAAGAACGCACATAAAAATAATGGGATATTGTCTTCGAAGGCAATCAAAAAACGGATATTAAATTGCTTGCGTTTGAGGTGTAACGAATAAAACTGTTGTTCACCACCGGAACGCAAAATTTCGTTGGAATCAGCGAGATTGACATCTTTCCCTAATTCACGAACGAATGTGAGTTGCTGAATAGTTGCTTTGACAAATTCCTTTTCTTTACCACTGAGTTCATTTCTTAACATTTGGTCAACTTCATCAAGAAATTTCGGATGATAAAGACCATCAGGAAACCAATAATCAAACAGGTCGCTGAAACTATCCATTGTTCACCTCCAAAATATAACATATATATGATTATAATGGCTAATGTTCACAGAAATATAATATTTAGATGATAAATGTCTTTCTTAACAGGATCCTGAAAAGACAGCGGATTTTTCAAATTCATACGTACCCCTTCTGTCAAAATAAAAAAGGCCAAGCTGAATGCTTGACCTTGGTCCCCGACGCATTAATTCGGGCAACTCTGTTGTCTTGACATTAGCAGAGATGCAATTGGCGGTCAAGCCCCAATATTCAAATCAATGATCTAGCACAGTACGCTATCTCATACATACCTGTGCCGGCTCTCAACAACAACGCCGATCACCCTCACAGGCAGATCCTCAACCTCTTTGTTTGTATAGTACTGCACGTCATAAGACGGGTTGATCGGCAGCAGCCGGATCCCGTCCTGATACTTCATGATCCTCTTGCAGGTGGCATCATTGCCGTTAACGGTAGCGGCGACAATGGATCCGGATTCCGCATCATCTGCCTGGATGCAAATGATATAGTCACCGTCCTTTATATCAGGTTCCATAGAGTGGCCTGAGACCTTCAACCCGAAGTACTTTTGACCAGGCTTGACCGGAACAGTAGTGAGGTCGACCTCATCGATGACATCTTCAATCATCTCGATGGGGACGCCGCCAGCGATGCGGCCATAGACCTTGACAGAGTGAGATTTATCAGAGGGAGTTTTGGTATGATCTTCGACAAGGTCAGATTTGCTAACGCCAAAGTAATTAGCCATTAATTCGATCTTGTCAATTCTGGGATAGGTGTTACCCTTCACCCAGTCAGTAAATGTCGTGTATTTCACACCGATTGCATCGCACACTTCTTGACGAGTTACGCCCTTGATATTCATATAGTGCTGGATATTGTGGGCCATAATCGCTTTGTTTCCTAAGCTACTCATATGGTGTCCTCCTATGTCTCCCTGACTCAATAGTACGTTATAGACGTAAAAAATTCAAGATGAACGTCAAAAATTACGGAAACACCGTTGACATTACGGTATAACCGTAGTATCTTGTGATTGCAAGAAGGAGGTGAGGGAAGGACATGGGGACTGTTACAGTAATGTACACATTAAAAACTGCCCGTGAAAGGGCAGGATTTACGCAGATAGAGGCTGCAAAAGCGCTGGGAATAAGTACGGACACATTGGGAAACTATGAAAGAGGAAAGAGCTATCCAGATATTCCAGTGTTGAAAAAAATCGAATCATTGTACGGAGTTCCGTATGATCAGATTATTTTTTTACCATTTGATTACGACAAAACCGTAAATATGATATGAGCTGAATACAATAGAGCATCCAAATAGCAACGCTGGGCAGCAGGGGAGAGAGAACGCGATGATAAACCACGAAAAGATGACCGTCACGCTTGACAGGGTTGAAGTGCTTGACTGTCGGCTTGCAATCCTGGGAATTATCCAGGAACGGAGAAAAGCCGGAAAGACTTATCAGAGATGGCAGTCGATATATGAAAAGCTGACCGAGCAGCTCAAGGCATTTGATGAAGAATACGAAAAGACACATCCGGAGGCATGAGTCTCCGGATACAGGAGGGAGGAAGGGCTATGGATCCACAAATGGAGATTGAAGTCAAGAAAAGGATAGAGCAGTTCGAGGAGGGTGAAAACAAGAAAAAACTTGTCGAGGGTTTGACAAAGCTGATCAAACGGACCCGTGAAGGAAAAGGAATAAAAAACATCGTGTACACGAAGGGCGACGGAGACGACGAGTATGTCATCATCGAAAACTATTACGGGAAGACGAAGACGATCGACGTGACAGCGGATTCGGGGATTGCGCTGATGCGCGACATCCTGGCGGGGATCAATAACTGAGGGCAATCTGAAAGAAAGGACGAATAACAATGTTTGCAGACAATATGAGAAAACAGATGGCTGCTCACGGAATAACACAGTCTGAACTTTCCAAGAGAACAGGAATCGGGCGTTCGTCCATCAGCCAGTATCTTTCGGGTAAGAACGAACCCACAGCTGAAAGGAAAATCGTAATTGCTGAGACCATAGGATGCCGGGTGGTTGATCTGGATGCCATGGAAACAATGTCATTTCCAGTTGATACGGATTCCAAGATGAAGCGTCTTAGCGTGGATCAGGCAGCAAGGATGCTTGGAATGAATCATGAAACGGTCAGGAAGGGATTGCGTCAAGGCGTGTTCCCGTGGGGATATGCAATCCATACGTCTGAAGGCCGTTGGTCATATTTCATCAACGCCAAAAAATTTGCAGATGTTGAAGGGTTGGGCAGTTGAATAGCATAAAAAAGGATGACGCAGGAGTTATGACGGTGGCAGTCATCACCGTTAGGAACGGCGAGATCATAAAGGGAAAACAGTTTACCAGCCAGGCAGCATCCTACAGATTCTGCGTGCAGCGGAACTGGAGAGCACAGGACAATGCCGGGCGGAAATGTCAGCTGATGATACGGACGATGAGGAAGAAAGAAACATGAGAACGGTAAGAACACAGCCGGAACGCCGGAAGAATGAGAAATGGATGATCGGATGTACAGCGCACCGATATGTAACGCTGTATAGGGATGGCTCAATCGTCATTGGATACAGCAACCTGTTCCATAGCATGGAAAGCATTATCAATTGGATTGAACACAGGACAGGAAGCAGATTCATAGATATTCCGGTCCGAGGGAGGCGCGAAGATTTCACAGATCTGATGTTCGACAATGTTTCAGCAAAAGACGAATTTGAGCGGCAGATGAGGCTGCAGGAGGTGCAGGGATGAAGAGGAAGGCAATAGCAAATCTGGCGGCAGCAGGGCTGACAGTGGGATTCTTCGCAGCAGTCCGCCCGGAAAAGACGCCGTCCATGTGGATGGTGGCATTGTTCGCGATTGCGTTCTTCCAGCTAGGGAAAGCGCAGATCCACGCGCTGTTCCCGGAAAAGCATTACCTGACAGCCCGCAGGATATCGATGACGCAGCAGGATGCAGTGCGGTACGCACAGACGCATGTGGGGAGGGGGTGAAAGGAAAGGAGAAACGAGAAAAGAACCACAGAAAGAACCAAAGAACCACCAGAAAAACCACTGAAAGACCAAAAGAACCACAGAAAAGCACATCCTGGTGATACATCACACAAACAGTCAGGCAGCAGGAGCTGCCTGAAAGACCAGGGAAACAAGGGAAACCATAGGGAGAAAGAGAGAAAGAAATGAAGACATACTACGCAAGAATCAGATTCAAAGAGGACATCCTGGGAACATCACCGGCGGACCCGAAGATTCAGGAGAAGTTTGTCAGCAGCAAGATTCCGGACACGGTAATTGATCCGGACACGCAGAAGAAGGCAGAGATCGCTGGCGTGACTGCAGCAGAGGCGGTCGAGAAGAGCATGACAGTATTTTACAGAAATCAGGACGGACAGCCGATTCTGATGCCGTATCAGGTGGCAGGGTTCCTGAAGTCTGCAGCCAAGGCAATCAACGGTGAAGTCGGGAAGGGAACGCCGGCAGCAGACAGCGGAGCGGATGATCAGGGGAAGAAGAGGAAGGCAGGAAAGAAGGAAGGCTACATCACAGCCTATAAGTCAAAGATCGACCAGTATGTTTTCGTTTCGTCCATAGATTACGACTACGACGGCGATGAGTCAGATCCGGGAATTGTCCTGCATCTTCCGGAAGGCGGAACAATCGGAGACTGCCAGCGTCCACTGAGAGCTGAGACGCTGCAGGGTCCGCGGACAGCGCTGGCAAATTCGGAGAGTCTGCCGAAAGGAACATGGTGCGAGTTCAAAATCACGGTGCTGCTGGCGGAGATGGAAAAGATGATACCAAGGTATCTGGACTACGGGAAGTACAACGGCATGTGCCAGTGGAGAAATTCCGGGAAAGGCCGCTTCAAAGTAGAGGAGATCAAGGAGCTGTAATAGCTGAGGAGCAGCAATGCAAAGTAGAGGAGAGCAAGGAGCTGTAACAGCTGAGATGAACACGAGGCGAAAAGGAAATGAATTGCGCAGATCGGATTGGAGGAGAATCGCTGGGGAGTAGCGTAGAAGAGCGTTGACCCGCAGGGGAACAGAATAGCAAAGTCGAGATCTGCAGAGAACGGCAGTGGAAAGGATCAGCAGAGAATTGCAGGGGATTAGCAGAGAATTGCAGGGGATAGACAGGCAACGAATTGCAGGAGAATAGATAAGCGGAGAAAAGCAGGGGGATAGATGGGCAGAGATAAAGGTGTGCGAAGCAGGGGATTGGGTTCGCAGCGATCAGTAAAGAATGAATAGCGGATCGGAGGGACAGCTAAGGACGCCTATGCAAAGGAGTTGTACAGAACGGAAAAGCAATGGAAACGAATTGATACAAAAAGCGGAGGAAAGGATATTCACAGAAAAAAACAGAGTAGGCAGAGAAGTGCTCTCAATTGCATTGGAATAGAGAAGTTTTGAAGCGATGAGGCTGAGAACAGATCAAAGGCAGTTGATAGTGCAGCGGAATGGAGCAGAAAGGCTGGGAACAGCAGCGGATTTGAACAGATAGGACACGATCTGAAGTTTAAAAGAAAAAGGCCGGTGCCGTATGGCGCCGGCCGCATCAACAAGGGGGGTGATCCCCTTTTTCATCTCGATAAAATGTCTAAATTTATGACAAGGAGCCTGGGAGATGGCGGTCAGGAGAAAGACGTACGCCTTCCGGAAAAACGCCATTGTGGAGGTGGAGGAGTTCCATGATGGCAACTATGGCAAACCGGGAGTCAGGAGGAACCAGCGGAACAGCCCAACAAGAGAAGATAAGCTGAGAGCGAATGCCAGGGAGAAGGCGAAGCGGTGCAGGCACAGACTCCTGGAGTATTTCACACCGGGGGATGTGATTGCCACATGGACATATCGGCAGGATGAAAGGCCAGAGGATATGGCAGCAGCACTGAAGGATTTCCAGAAGGCAATCAGGAAGGTAAAGGCCGAGTATAAGCGGCAGGGAAGGGAGCTGTTCTGGATCAGGAACATCGAACAGGGAACCAGAGGAGCATGGCATATTCACATAATCGTGAATGAAATTGGAAATACCATGAGCATCCTGCAGAATGCCTGGCCGCATGGCGGGACGTGGGCAGACAGGATCGGGAAGTGTTCGAGGTACTGTCCGGATTTCTCACAGCTGGCGGACTACCTGACGAAGGACGAGCACAGCAAGGAAAAGCGGAAGGATGGAAGCATGGCAAAGACGAGACTGCAGCAGGCGAGTTACTCCACATCCCGGAACATGCCGCTCCGGCAGCCGAAGGTCGACAGGCTGATACGGTGGAAACCAGAAGTGAAGCCGAAGAAGGGGTACAGGATCCTGCAGATATTTACTGGGGTAAACCCGATGACAGGATTCATGTACCGACGATACTCGATGATACGGGAGGGCGAAGATGACGGTAGATATCCTGATCTTGACTGACAGCAGGGAGCAGCGGAGAAGCCAGAAGAAGTACTGGTACTCGATGAAGTGCGACCTGAATGGGGAACTGAAGAAGGCGGAAGGGATCTGGCGAACAGGAAGGAATGGGAGGAGGTATGGAGATATTCAAAGGGACACAGAGTCACAGCGGCAGGGTGAGGGGAGAAAAGCGCCAATGCATACCAACACGCGCCAACACGCACCAATACGCGCCAACACGTATCGCTTGGCTTGAATTCAAGCGATTGATTTGGGGTGCAAACACGCGCCAACACGCTGTGATAAAGCCGGGTATCGATTGCGCATTTGCAATGGGTTGAGCCTGAAAGATGATGGATTGTACGCAATCCAAAAGGCAAGGTGTACAGCGTTTACAAGTGCTGGAGGATTTTGAAGGGCGAATGAAAAGAAAAAAATCAGCGATCGCTGGCGACCGGGAGAACGTCTGTTTCATCTGCGGAAAGCAGGGACGGATGGAGAAGCACCATATGCTGCACGGTCCATACCGTAAAGCAGCAGACAGGTTTCACCTGGTTTGCCACCTGTGCAGGGATTGTCACCAGGCGTTGCACGATAAGGGGCTGCACGACAGAGAGCTGCAGGTCATCGCGCAACGGACATTCGAACGCATGTACGGACACACGGAATTCATGCAGGTATTCGGGAAGTCGTGGATAGAAGGAGGAGAGGATGAATAAAGAACCGGGAAAGAGGGCAAATGCGGAAGCGGAGATCACGATCAAGGTTGACGGCCAGGACGTAAAGATGGATTACACAGGAAACATGGCAGGGCTTCTGTGCGCAGCAATGGGAATCATTCAGTCGGTGGCAGACAAAACAGGGAAGAATCCAGAATATATACTGGCAGCAATGTTGGAAACAGAGGTGATGGGTGGTGTGAAAGATACGACAACGGCACAGGGAAAGGAATGAAGAGTGAATGATGGAGGACGAGGTAAAGCGTATCCAGAGGACAGGAACCTGCAGATACTGCCATCAGCAAAGGTTCGTAGAAGTGCCAGAGGATGCCGATGAGGAAGAGATAAATGATACTGCCACAGAAGAGTGTGACTGTGAGGAGGCACTTCAGGAAAAGGAACGGCAGCAGAAAATAGAAGCCGCGCAGACATGGGCAGGAAATGTATTCACGCCTGGTCCACAACTTGACACAGTGCTGAGTGCCATCAGGGCAGCAGCGGAAAGAAAACTGGAAAGTGTAACGATCAAGATATTAAAAAGGACATGGACGATCGACAAGGATGCAAACGGGATGATCCGAATAAGGATGACATACAAGGATACAAACGAAGAGACATTCTGAAGACCCGGGGAAGGACAAAAGGGCAATGGATGAAGTCAGAAGGCTGGAAGAAATGGCGAAGGCAGCAGCAGCCCTGGGGGACAAGCAGGCATTGCACGATGGAGCGGAAGCGCTGAGACGGATGGTGGTGCCGCCAGGGGAATACACTGGGTACTGCCCGAACTGCAGGGAGAGGGTGACGATGACGGCCAGATACTGCCGCAGATGCGGGCAGCGGCTGCCGGAGCATAAGTGGGACGAATGAGGAAATGAGGAGGAGCGGATGGCAAGGGACTACCAGAGACATGACAGAGATTACAGGCTTCCACAGGCAGCGTATATGGCGACACTCTGGGTGATTCGGGATTACCAGCGGATGAAGGAGGAATATGCATCCATTGGAACGATCTCATCGCCAAACTGCGACGGAATGCCGCACGCAGCAGGCGGACGGGACGCGAACGCGGATGACGCGATCAGAGCGGCGGCGATTGCCGAAAAGATCAGCGCGATCGAGGAATCATTGCAGGCAGTCCCTGCTGATCTGCGCAGAGGGGTATGGGAATCGATACAGTACAGGTCGCCATACCCAATGGATGCGGACCGGACGACATACGGGCGGGCAAAGGCACGGTTCGTCAGAGATGTCGCAAAAAGACTGAAGATCGTATAAGTTGCATCACAGGGGCAAAGTTTCCGTGGTATGATGATAGCGTCGGAAGATGAAACAAGGTACCGATGGCATATTCTTTCTCCCTAAAGCGGCAGGCTCAAAGGCCTGTCGCTATTTGATTGACATGAAGAACAACCCACGAAGCCACAATGGCAACCTGAGAAGAAAATACAGAGCAAGGTTTAAGGCAATGCAGTGTGAGTGCGCGATCTGCCATGGAGCATTGGGACCGATCCATTATGATGAGCCCTCAGACGCACAGCACCCGCTGTCCTTCGTGATCGATGAGATCAGGCCGGTCAGCAGGTGGCGGCAGTTCGGCTATGATTCACCGCAGGCAGCAGCACAGGACTGGACGAACCTGCAGCCGGCGCACTACTGCTGTAACGCTGCAAAATCAGACAAAATAGGCTATCAGTTCGGGCAGCAGCAAGCGGCTTCGGAAGTTCCGGCCGTGCCGCCGGACGGGGACTGGTGAGACGGGTGGGGAGGGATCCCCTGCCCGCGGAGAAGGCGACCCCGAGCTCACAGCGCCGATTTACCCCCGAGAGGTTTGAAAAATAATAAAAAATGAGTAAGGTGTCAGACAAATATTAAAATTGAACGCATTAATTGAAAGAGAACGCGATTCAGGGGCAGTCGGAAGAGTGTTGGAAATGGCTCAATTTTTGTATCAATTGAAGGACAAAAAGTGAGTGAAAAATAAAAGTTGCATCACGGGGGTAAAGTTTCGGTGCTAATATGGTAGTATCGAAAGATGAAGGAAAGGGATGCACACATACTTTCTCCTGGAGGGGTGGCCGTAAGGTCATCCCTTTTTCGTACATGCAAACGGAGGAATTAACGATGGGGCTGACTGAGGCAGCGGCAGAGAAAAGAAGGTTGATGCGCCTGCTGAAGGCAGCAGGCGTCACGGATGAAGTGAGGAAAACACTGATCCCGGTTATCGACAATGTGGCTTGGATGAAATCGAAGCTCGATGATGCCCGGGAAATGATTGCGGACGACAATATCACAGTCAAAGGAGAAAAGGGAATCAGGAACAGCCCGTATTTCCAGGCTTATGAGAGCCTGTGGAAGGCATACATCATCGGGATGACGCAGATTACGCAATATCTGCCGAAGAAGACTGCAGCGAAAGCGGACAAGGCGGTCAAGCCGAAGACAGTGCTGGAAGTAATCCGGAGCAAGCATACAGCATGAAAGGATCGCAGGAGCCGACAATCAGAATAGAGCCAGACTGGATGAGTACAGACGGCGGGGATGCCGCAGCGCTGATGCATGAGTACGGGGTAAACATGGATCCGTGGCAGCAGGAGATTGTCGATTGCTGGCTTGGAAAAGACAATTCTGGGAACTATATAGCGACCTCATGTGGATTATCGGTGCCGCGCCAGAACGGAAAAAACTGTTGCCTGGAAGCGCGAGAGTTCTATGGGATGGTAATCAACGGGGAGAAAATCCTGCACACGGCGCACCAGGTAAAGACATCAAAGAGGTCGTTCCGGAGACTCGCCGCAATGTTCACAGATCGGAGACATCCGGAGATCGAGGCGATCGTCAGACATATCCGCTATACGAACGGGGAGGAAGCGATCGAGCTTGATAATGGCGGCGTGATCGAGTTCTCGGCAAGATCACGACAGGCTGCAAGAGGGTTTGATGGGATATCGCTGGTCGTTTTTGACGAGGCTCAGGAGCTTGAAGATGAGCAGCTTGAGGCCATTATGGCGACACTGGCGGCCTCATCGACGGGGACACGACAACTGATTTACACGGGGACGCCGCCTTATCCGGGTTGCCCTGGTACTGTTTTCAGGCGCAGGAGAACCATATGCTTGAAAAGCCCGACGGGGCATGACGCTTGGCACGAATGGAGTGTGGACGCGAAAAGCATTGATGATATCAATGTCGCGGATACGGCAAACTGGTATAAAACGAATCCTGCCTTGGGGTTCCGCCTGACGGAGGATTTCACGCGGGAGGAACTGCGCACGATGAGTGCTGATGGGTTTGCCAGGGAAAGGCTGGGATGGTGGATGCCGGAAGTAAGTGATGACCAGGAAAAGGCACTGGACCCGGAAAAGTGGAAAGACTGCATGTCCGATGAACTGAAACCGGAAGGAAAGCAGGCGTATGGTGTCAAATTTTCGGTAGACGGATCGGCGGTTTGTCTGTGCGGTGCAGTGATCCCGAAAGAGGGACCGGCGCGGATATCGATGATCAGGCAGCAGCCAACCGGCGAGGGGCTGGATTGGCTGGCAGACTGGTTGAACGAACGGTATCACAAGGGATCATGCGTGGTTATTGATGGGAAAAATGGTGTAGATGTCCTGGTTGAGAAAATCAAGGATGTATGGAGATTACAGGGTACAGTAATCAGGCCATCTGCGAAAGAGATGATTGCAGCAGTAAGCCTACTGGTCAATGCCGTGAATGAAGAGACAGTTACATGGTACAGCGAACAGAAGGCGCTAGATGATAGCGCAAAGACATCAGTGAAGCGCCCGATCGGCGGCGGCTGGGGGTTTGGAGGAGATAACTCCATTCCAATCGAGGCGGCCTGCCTGGCATATTGGGGTGCAAAGACAAGCAAGCGGGATCCGCAGCGGAAAATGAAATGTGGATAAAGGAATGGGCGATGCAGAATTATCTTGCGATCGGAGCAGTCAGAGGACTGACTGCCGAAGAACAGAAAAAACTGAATGACCTGCAGGAAGTGTACAATGCTCACATATTGAAGAACCAGGAAAAGTCGAAATATTATGACGGGCATATCAGCCTGCAGGATGTCAATCTCGGGATTGCCCTGCCGAAAGGGCTGCAGAACTTCGAAATAGGATGCGAATGGGGCGCGAAGACAGTGGATGTTCTCGCGTCCCGTTCCATGTTTGACGGCTTTGTCGGAGCGAACGGGACGGAAGCTGAAGAGATCAGAAAGATTGCGGATGACAACAGGCTGGTTGCTCAGTATAAGAAAGCATGCCGGGACGAACTGAAATACGGGTCTGCATTCGCAACCCTTTCGAAAGATCAAAAGCTCGGCTGCCGCATCCGGTTCCATTCCCCGGAAGATGCTGCGGCGATCTGGAATGGGGAGAAAAACCGGATAGACTGCGGCTTGGCAATCGTTGACACCAGGAAAGATGAATCAGACAAGACTTGGAGGCCATCGGTCGTGAACCTGTATACAGAAAATGCAGTGATCACGATCAGACGTGAGGCTTATGGGGATTGGGTGGCGGACAGGCCGTTCCAGATGCACATCAGCCAGCCGCTCATGGTCCCCATGTCGTGGAATGCGACGATGGACAAACCGTTCGGGCGGTCAAGGCTGAAAGCACCCATCCGAGGGCTGATCCAGTCGTTCGTGCGGACAATGGCCAATATGACGATTGCGCTGGAATTCGCCACGACGCCACAGAAATACCTGCTCGGGATCACAGACGAACAGTACGACAACATGATAGGAACGAAATTCAGACAGTACGTCGGTTCCATGTTCATGTCGACCACGAATCCGGAGACAGGTACGACGCCAGAATTCGGCCAGCTTCCGCAAGGGAGCATAACGCAGCACATTGAGATGCTGAGAGCAATCGCAACCCAGTTTTCAGCGGCAACGGGATTGTCGGTGACAGATACGGGAGTTGTGAACGATGCAAACCCTACATCATCCGATGCGGTTATTGCACAGGAAAAAACACTGATCGCGACGGCAGAAGAGCTGAACCAGGAGAATGCGGATGCATTGCATACAATCGCACGGATGGCGCAGGCGATCAGCCGGGACTGCACACTGGATGCATTGACAGATGAAGAAAATGATGTTGTGGCTCATTTCAGGAATCCGGCAATGCCGTCGGTCGCGGTGACGACGGATGCGGCGATCAAGGTGGCTTCGTGCCGTCCGGAATTCGGATCGACAGACGTATTCCTTGAGATGGTCGGATTTGACCAGGCGGATATTCGCAGGATCAAATCACAGGAGCGGAGGGTAAAAGGCCTGAAGCTTGTTGAGGAGATGTAGAGTGGCGAAGATCAGCATAGAGAATTATCGGGAGAAGCAGTGGAAAATCCAGCAGAAGTCCATGCAGGAGATGGAGAAGACAGTAGAAAGGGTGCTCTCGGGGAAGGTCTCTGAAGACATCATCGAAGATGTGGCATATGGACTGGTGCAGCAGTATGGAGATGCGGCTGCATCAGTTGCCTGCGAATTTTATGACACCCTTGCAGAGAACGCCGGCGCGAATGTACCGGATGCAGAGGCAGCAGAACCTGCAGGATATGACGATGTCAGGAATGTTGTACAGTCAAGGCCAGTCACTGAAAGCCCTGGTGCAGTCGGGCGCTTCGTAAAGCAGGCAGCAGAGGAAACCATGCTGCAGAACTGCAAGCGGGATCACGGAGAGTTCGCGTGGGTACCAAGCCCAGGAACCAAGTGCGCATTTTGCATTATGGTAGCTTCGAACGGATGGAGAAAAATCCGCAGCAGTGATCATGCGGAGCATCTGCATCACAACTGCAAGTGTGAATATGTTGTGCGATTCGACGAAACAACAGAAGTAGACGGTTATGAGCCAGAAAAGCTGAAAGAGATCTACGATAATGCCGAGGGAACCAAATGGCAGGAAAAGCTCCGGTCAATGCAACGGGAAAAATATGAGGAATACAAAGATGAGATTAATGCCAGAAGAGGGGAAGTATTTCGAATAAAACGAAAGAAATCATTGAATGAACAGTTGCAGTTCACTTATAATGGAGATACAAGTTTTATTCCGAAACATACCATTATACAAGATTTTCATGTTATTGCAGGAAGAGACAGCAATACGGAACTTAGAATAGCAAAGACATTGGCGGATAAATATCATAACCAACCAACAGATTGGAATAAGATGGTTGGGAAAATTGAAAGTGATAAATACGTTTTCGACATTCATTGGTATGAAGATGAAAAGGGAGTAATGCACGAGCCGAAAATAAAATATATGAAAGAGAGAAGCAAATGAAATTAAAATATATAGGGGAGTCGTTCGGAGTGGACTCGCTTACGAATGGAAAAATATATGAAGCTACCGAAGAAAATGAAAAGATGTATAGGGTAATAGATGACAGTGGAGAAGATTACTTATACTCAAAAACCAATCCGGCACCATTAGATGGAAGTTCCACAGGTGGGAAATGGGAAATTGTGGAAGGATAGAAAGCAAACGTTTCGGCGGGGGATTTTTTAGTACGATGATTAACATTATAGCTCTGGAATCGAGGACAGTGATGGACGATATAAAACTTCCGGGCAGGTAAGAGCAGAATCGAATAAGGGTACAAAAAGACGATCAGTGATGACCGTCTTTTTTATTGGCAACGCGTGCCTCAAACGCGGATTACGCATAGCGGAGGAGTAGACAAATGGCAACAGAAACTGTGAATCAGGGAAACCAGCAGGGAAAGACCGGGACGGAAGGCACTGCCGGAACGACAGGGCAGCAGGCCAGCTTCACAACGGATCAGGTCAATGCGATCGTGGCGGAGAGACTGAGCCGGGAACGCGCAAAATACGCAGACTATGATTCGCTCAAGGAGAAGGCAGCGAAGTTCGATGCCCAGGAAGAGTCTCAAAAGACGGAGCTGCAGAAGGCACAGGACAAAGCAGCGGAACTTGCGAAAAAGGTCAGCAAGATGGAGGAGGCGGAGAAAATCCGCAAAATCCGTGCGAAAGTCGCAAAAGAATCAGGAGTCCCGGAGACCCTGCTGTACGGCAGCGATGAGGAAACCTGCAAGAGCCAGGCAGAGGCAATCAAGAAGTATGCAGGGAGTGCTGTCTATCCGGAAGTAAAAGACGGCGGACGGATGCCGGAAAAAGGAGGAAGTGAATCAACTGCGGCGATGTTCGCGGACTGGTTCCACAAGTCGTTGAAACAGTAAAAAGCAGAAGGAGGAAAAAACATGGCTGATAATTTCAATGGCCGGTCAGACGTGAAGCTGCCGGAGGCAGTGTCGTCTGAGATCATTCAGAAGACGCAGGAAGGATCTGCGATCATGCGTCTGGCAAGACAGATCGCACTCCCGGGGACGGGAATGTCTGTCAATATCATCACATCAGATCCGGAGGCAGAGTGGGTCGCTGAAGGGGCAAAGAAACCGGTGAAGAAGGGGACGTTCGCTTCAAAGAAGATCACCCCGTACAAGCTGGCAGTCATTGTCCCGTTCTCGATGGAGTTCACCAGGGATGCAGCAGCGCTCTACAACGCCCTTGTTGCGCGGATCCCGATGGCAATGGGGGAGAAGTTCGACAACACCGTGTTCGGAGGGACGACAAAACCGGGCGAGGATTTCGACCAGCTGAATAAGGTGAAGGCGCAGGAGCTTTCGACCGACCCGATCAGCGCACTGGTGAACGCAGATCTGGACATTTCTGAGCATGACGGCGTGACAAACGGATACGCGATCTCACCGAAGGCAAAGGCGGTACTGCTGACGGCAAAGGACACGACCGGAAGACCGCTTTTTGTCGACAGCATTGCGCAGAACGGAGTCCCGACAATCCTGGGCGCACCGACGTACATTTCGAAGGGATGTAAGACAGCGGATGCGGTCGCATACGCCGGAGACTGGACCAAGGCAGTGTACGGTGTGACGTCCGCGCTGTCCATCACCCTGTCCGACCAGGCGACGCTGGCGCTCTCAGACGGAACGACGCTGAACCTGTGGCAGCAGAACATGGTCGCGATCCGCGCGGAGATGGAGATCGGGTTCAGGGCAGATACGACCGTGTTCAACCGGTTCACATACACGGATAAAACGTCGGGCGGCGGACCGGAGGGGAAAGATGATTTACGCGACAGCTGACGATGTGGCCGGAGGATTCCGGCCACTGACGGATGAGGAGCGGAAGAAATGCGCCGCGCTCTGCGAGGAGGCTGCGGCGATCATCGACGCTACATCAACGACGGCCGTACAGGACGTCCGGAAAATCGTATCCTGCAGGATGATCAGACGGGCGCTGGGGTCGCGCCAGGGGGCACCTTTCGGGGCAACGCAAGGCTCCCTGACTGCCGGACCATATGCCCAGCAGTGGACATACGGAACCGGTTCAGCCGGGGAGCTGTACCTTACAAGCACAGAGAAAAGGATGCTGGGGCTGTCTAACAGGATCGGCTTCACACCATCCTGCCTGGAGGAATGAACATGCAAGGGGTCACAGTCATTCTGCATGTAAAGACGAAAACCGGAGAAGACAGCTATGGAAACCCTGTATACACTGACAATCCGGAATGTGTGGATAACGTGCTGATCGGACCGGCCGGACCGGCGTACCCGGGGGACATAGCAGGCGCATTAGCCCTGACAGGGCAGCATGCAGCCTACCAGCTGTACGTACCGAAGGGAGACAGCCACAGGTGGGACGGGGCGCTGATAGACTTCTTCGGCCGGAGATGGAAGGCTGTAGGAACGGAAGAACAGTGGATCGAAGACCTTATCCCGCTTGAATGGAACAAAAGGGTAAGCGTCGAACGGTACGTCATGCCAGAAGACCTGGACAAGACGGTGACAATCATCCAGATGGTGGATGGAGAGGTTAGCGACGAAGGGTTTCCGGTGAAGACGGAAAAGACGGTTACCACCTGTCCCGCGAGGGTTACGTATGGAAGCGGGGAAGAGACCGTGAGCGGGGTAGAGCAGCTGAATGCCTATATGTACACGTTCCTGATCCCGTACGCGGCGATTGATGAGAATATGATCATCCGGTACGCCGGGCATGATTACAGGATCAAGTCAATCAGGGATTATGAGGATGCGCACGAATACATGCTGGTAACGGCAGAGAGAAAGGAGCTGGTTTGATGGCCATCAGAGCAGAAGGGTTTGATGATATGCTCCGGAAGCTGGAACGGCTGTCTGACAGGAGCAGGGTGGAGGAGATCGCGAAAAAAGCGGTCAGTGCAGCAGAACCGAAGCTGCTGGCATCCACAAAATCTGCAGTGGCAGCAGCCGAACAGGGGCCGTATGCATCCGGATCCGTTTCAGCATCCGTGTCGGCAACCGGAGCGAAGGTAAACGAATACGGCGTGTATACTGTCGCCAGACCGACAGGGCGGGACAACAAGGGCGTGAGGAACGCACAGAAGGCGGCCATGCTCGAATATGGCGTTCCAGGACATCTGAACCCAAGGCCATGGAGAGCAAAGGCTGCCGGAGCGGTAGAAGATGCATGTGTGAAAGCGATGGAAGACGTCCTGAAAGCAGAAATGGAGGCGGACTCATGACAGCACTGAAAGCCGCCTACCAGGCACTGAAGCCGCTGGGCATTACAATACGCCCGGATCTCCAGACAGGAAGCGAGAAGGAATTCATCACATACAATTACGCGTCTGATCGCGGGGCAGAGTACGGGGATGATACGCCGGAAGGAAACCTGGCAGACATACAGGTACATTACTGCAATGATCTGTCAGCCCCATATTCGGCGGTCAAAGCGATAATCAGAAAAGCCCTGGATGAAGCAGGGTTCACATATCCATCAGTTACAGAGCAGAACACAGAGACCAGGAGACACTTGGTATTCGAGTGTGAATATTTTGAGGAGGATTAA